ACAGATAAAGTTATGTGTCACGTTCCCTGGTAACTTTTGTTTCCGGTGTTTTTGCTCAGGTGAACTGTTCGGGAATACCGAATAGTTGCCACTTACCCGAACAGAAAAACGCATACAAATTGCAAACTTGTACAAGACGATAGCTACCTGTACCAAAGGATCGCATGGTTAGCTTTGGCAAGCACCCTTCTCGCCCTGGTATCTGTGGTCGCGACGCGCAAGAATAGTTGAGTGTAGTGGAGGTTATTATCCAGAAAGCACAAAACCCCCCGCATTTCTACGGAGGGCTTCGGCGGACAACGTGCCAGGCTCATGGTAACCAGTGTCCCAACACGTCGTAGCAACACACTACCAGAAACCTACAGGCACACCTCAGCCCGCACCAGCAATAACACGATCCAAAAGGATAGGGGTATAACCTGTATGCTCCACGCTAACATTTATATACCAAGGGTCATCAAGAGTTTTATCGTGAAGATGCCCATGAATGTTTCCCTTGAAACGATACTTTTGGGAATCATGCACCGGAATGTGGCTTAGCAAAAAACCGGCAAGCTCCTTCGTTGCAAGAACGTCACCAAAATAGAGTGCATAATCTTTCAATTTACTGTTGTCATGGTTTCCGCGAATCAAAGTTTTGTGACCGTTCAACCGTTCAACAATCGGCAGCTTCGCTTTAGATAATGTCACATCACCAAGATGGTAAACCTTATCCTCTGCAGACACAACATTGTTCCAATTAGCTATAAGTGTTTCATCCATCTCGTCAACGTCCGCGAAAGGGCGACCACAGTGCTTAATAATGTTTGCGTGACCAAAGTGTGTGTCGCTGATAAGAAAAGTTTTCATAGCAATCTTTTCTACAGCCTCATCTCTGCCTGCAACGGCACGAAATCTTTATAGAAACCGCCACAACGCAAACACTTAAACCCCGCAGCCACATCCGCGCGAGTCAATCCCGCCGTCGCACCACAACGCCCACAAATCTTATGCACCAGCTCAAGAGTTTGCGGCATCAAAAAGCCCCGTCATTTTACGGTTGTACCTTTCCCGCACATGGCCCCAAGCCTCATTCTGCACTTCATCAAAAGTATTGTCGTTGCCACGCTCCGCATCAGACTGAAGCAAATATAGTGTCAGCTTCTCTAACCAAAAGTCGAAAGTACGATCAGCAAACCGAGCCTTATACCCACCCTCAGACTTCATATAGTTGTCGTACGCCTCCTCGCAAGCGTGATAAAGCGACGCCCCCAGCGCATCCCACTCCTGATCGCCCATACCAGCGGGCCTCCCAATAACGTCCATCACAACCTCATCTCTGCTTGAAGTATCTTCGACATTGTTGCCTGCGCCATAATCTCCGACTCAATCGTACGCAACTTCATTCGAATCCTGTTCACCGATGCCTTAGCCAAATCTCTCTCAAACCTGAGCTCCGAACACGCAAGCTTCGCACCCGCCTGCCTCTCTGCAACCGAGCCTGCACCAGATATAAACGTGCGAGCCTCCTCTTTGTCCAAATCAGATTCAGCTCTAGCCAAAACAATCTCAGCCTCATACAGTGCCTCCACCCCCCGCCTGTTCATCGCCGTAAGATCCGCCAACTCTTGCACTATTACCGATGCTGTCACAAAGCATCACCAACCTTTCACAATAAACGCCACGCCAAAACAGTTCATCATCGCTACGGGTTCGAACCGCATGCTGATACGCCTCCCCAATCTCACGAAGACTTCCCATCAACACCGAGCTGCTCTGCACGATCCTTCACCTTACCTAACACTGTTTGGGGTGCGCCCGCAGTGGACGCCTCAGCCCATAATAGTCGCAACGCATCCACATCAGTCAACAGTTCAGCCTCAGCCAACCAGTCACGTTTTACTTGTTTAGTTTCATGCCTTGCAACTTTCATCATCTCCTCAGCGGAAGGACGTTTCGCCCCCGTAAAGTCCCCACCCAAATCTGCCAGAGCCCTACCGATAGCGCTCGTTGCACAGTTCTCCACCATCGACACCTTATTTACCGGTGAAGTATCAGGGCGTTCCTCCGCCATATCAGAGGTCACAGGGCGCGCATCTTTCCGGTCAAGATATATTTCCGCACGAACCACAACCTGCTCAGCACTAAAATGGAGTATCTCCGTCAGAATGCGACCGTCAGGGTGCGCCGCCCAAAACTTATCGATGCGCTCCGCAACCGTCGAATACTGTGTGATATCAAAGCGAGCCATAATTTTCCCCTAAATAGTTTTCGATTACACCGTTAGCGAACTCGGAAACCCCAAGCCCCACCTCGTTAGCAGCCTCCAAAAGTGTTGCATAAACTGCATGGTCGAACTCGATCGACACTGTCACCTTAACCATTGTTCACCCTTTCCCACAGCCTGTTAGCTGTATCCTTTAGCGCTGCAATCATTTCCTCGTCACGCTCAATCATTACCACGCGAGGCTCAAACCAGCCAGGAAGAAACATCGACCCTTCCGGTGTGTTCACTTCCTCCCGCAACATCCACGCAAACACACACCGAGCCGTATCCGTACAATGCATTTGCCACTGCACCTGCCGCCGATACTGGATCGGTAGCTTCTCAGGGTTCCAATCCTTCCCCGTCGTTTTAATCTCACTAATCTGTGAATGATCCAACGAAATTCCATCAGGGGTAGCCATATGGTGCGGGAACTGCCCGTTACGAATCAGCCAATCATTCGGCATCACCCCATAATCGTTCTTGAGAATCATCGCTATCGGTGTTTCCCACACCCGACCAAACACCATGTACGGGTTGTCTTGCTCAACAAAGTCTGCCGAATAGTCTTCTACCGCCTGCTCGAACCCGCCAGGCCCAGAGCCCGCCTTAGCCACCTGTGTAGCCGTCACACCCGACCGTCGAGCCTCCAACCAACCATCAGAGCTCAACCCTTTCGATGCGACAAACCTGCCCGCGTCAATCATTACCCATCATCCTTTTCCACCGTTCGCTAGCCATCTGCTTCGCCTCCGCAACAATCTCATCTGATGCCCCCTCCAACGCAACCTGCAACTCCTCAAAAGTTGCCAACCATATTGCCCCACTGTCCGAATAGGCATCAAACCGTTCCCGCATTATCAGCTTCGACAAAGCGTAAGCTTCCAAACTTGTGACGTTCTCAACCATCGTCTAACCCCCTTACACTTAGTCTATGAGTGACGACCGACGGATGAGCCCAATACGCGAATTTATGGAACTCGTCGACAAGTCAGGTGGTGTTGCCTGCCAAGACGTCCCCGCCATATTTTTCCCCGAGGATTATGCAGACAAACAAACCCGCGACTATGCGATCAGGACTGCCCGCGCACTCTGCAACGAATGCCCCCTAAAAGCAGCATGTTTCACTTATGCTGTGGAAGCTCAAGAACCTTACGGGATCTGGGCCGGCACGTTACCGTCGGAGCGTTAACCGTCTTCTTCGACGTCGGCGAGTTGTGCCTGGTATGCCCAAGCGTTCAAATGCAACCGTAAAGTGTGCGCCTGCTTCCGGCTTAGGGTGAGTGTCCCTGGTTCGCCAATCTGCCACACATCATCGCGGAGTCGAATGTGAACCTCACGCCCGTCAGGTATCACATCCATCTGGTCACTCATTGCCGGTGTCAAATCCGTCATCGAACGCTGCCTGCTTTACAGCTTCAAGCCACACATCAAAATCTTCCCCATCATTACCATCCTCATCATTCACATCAAACCAACTCCACGCAACCTCCCGGTAAGTAATCCACGCATCCCTCAACCGTTCAATGTTTATTTCCAACCGTTCACTCATGCTCTCCCCCTTCGATTCACATTCACCGTACCCCAAACAAGCAACAACAACCCCACCAAACTCAACCCATTGATCGGCGCGAACGGGTCAACAAACCCAGGCGCAAACATACACAACGCCCCCACCACAACTAGCACCCAGCCGGTCACAGGTTCACCAACAGGACAGCCAACCCGACACCGAGCGCCACAACAATCAGCACCCACCCGAGCATCGATTGCTTCTCACGACGTCGAATGTCACGCCGTAAAGTTTGCAAAGCAACATGGTTCGCAGCTTTCATCGGAGCAGGCACACCCCTCCACAACATGACCGCGCGGGCAAACAGTTTCTCATCCGAAATAATCCGCATACGATCCACAGGCGACAAGGTGCGACGGTGCGCCATATCCCACTCCACAATTTCACGCAACTCGTCATCGTAGAGTTGTTGCGCCTCGACCTCGATGTTTTTGTAATAGCCCATGTCTACCATTGTACAGTCCTTTCGTTGCCTTTACTGTAAGGCCTCACGCAAATTTCATTAAGCAGGCGACGGTCACAGGTTGGTAACGGTTTGCGGGTTTGGCTTTAGGACTTGCGCTCATTGTGTCTAGTGGTATACATTGGTCTTATGAGCAACCCCACCACTACCCCCGCTGGCTCCGCTAGCAGAAAGCAGGCTCTCATGTCTACGATTACCTCCGCAGACCGCCACACACTTGCTGACCTCCGCGAACGCGCACAAGGTAGCAGCAACCAGGTTCTCGCGGGAATCTTGCAGACCGTACTTCAGGTTGAATCCTTCCCCCACAGCTACACTCCCGAGGCAGTCACACTTGCCGAAAGTGTCCTAGGCTCTGCGAGCAGCGGAGGCCAAAACTTCATCGCCAACGTCCAAAGCTTTGCGAAGCTTTCCCTCACCGGAAGTCACCTCAAATGAAGCGGGAGGCGCACGACTTCGAAAACGGAGCCTGCGCAATTTGCGGAGAAACCCTCGAATGGTTCATTCTTGCGAGCAAGTGATCAACGCAGAGAGGAGCCTCGCTTCGGCGGGGTTTTTCTCTTTCCCCCACAAACCGAAAAAGGACTGTACGATGGTATTCATGGACTCCTACGAATACGACAACCTCAGCATCGAAAAACTTGCAGACATCCGCGTCTGGCAACTCGAACGCCTAGAACGTGTCACACAAGCCCTCAGAGCCCGCGTAAGAGCCGAACACACCCAAGGCGATAACATCAAACGGTTAGCGAAAAAGCTTGGCGTTACAAGGGCCACAGTGTACGCCTGGCTTGCAGAATAAAAACCCTACTGACAGGAAGTGCAGTCCAAAGCGTCGGCAGGATCGACCGGCACCTCATAGCCATCAACGCGCTCCACAGCGTCAAGCCGCCCCATCACTTTGCAGCCTTGTCGTAAGTCAGCACTGAAGTCAACAGCGACATCACACCGGCAAGGGCCGCCACCGAAGCAACCTGCCCCCACTCCACATCCAAAATACCCACAGCACCCACACCAAT